AAATATAGTGAGCCCCGGCGTTTATGTAATCGAAAAGGATATCTCAAATTATCCTGCAACTATTGATTCTACAACTGTAGGCGTAGTAGGGTTCGCTGAAAAAGGACCAACTAACAAGGCTACTCTTATCACTAGCCAAGAAAGATTAGTTGATACTTTTGGAGAGCCTGTCGAGGTTGTTGGTCAAGGTGTTTTAGCTGGCCTAGAGATTCTCGAAGCCAGCAATAGACTTTACTTCGTGAGAGCAGTAGATGACTCTGCAAAGAATGCTTCAGCAACCATTCCTTTTGGCTTCTGCCCAGCAATAGCTGTTAGTTCCGCAGGCGTGGGAGTGACCGAGAAAGTTACTTTCAAGATCCAAGTTACTGATAATACTGGAGCTTCTGCCTTCCCATTCATCAAAACTTATGTGGCAAACCTTAGTGCAGGAACAGACCAATTTAATGCACTAGCCTCTGTGTTCGGGACTGATCTTGATGGTCTGAAGGTTGTAGCTGCCTACCCATACACGCTTGATGCAAACGGAGATGTCGCACCAGAAACTGTAGTAACAGGCGGGGAAACAGCCGCAGGCTTTATCGTAGGTTCTTTCGCAGGTTCAGGAGCTACTCTTTATGTATCTGCTAGCGAACCAGTTCTAATGGCTGTAGATCAAGATGGTGGTGTCCACGCTGCCTCAGAATTGACAGGCTTCAGTGAGCTAACTGTTAGTGGTGGTTCTATCTATACTTCATCTCTGAAGTATGTTGTCGAAAGTCTCTACCCTGGAGCGGGCTATAACTTAGGCACTAAATCTGATGGTTCAGTAAGCGGAAATAGTATTGAAGTTGATCCTCTTGGTGGCTCTAAGTTCTCTGTTATCTTAAATGATAAGGGCGCTTTAAAAGAATCATTCAAATCATCTCTCCTTAATGGTGGTCTGTTCTTAACAGATGTTATCTCAGAAGGGAAATCAGACTTTATTCAAGGAACTGTGTATGAAGAGGATGCTGCTATTGAACCTGAAAAACTGTCAGTTTTTGCTTCTAAAGCAGATGGCTTTATTAAGGGAGCAAATGTAAGTGGTGTTTCAGGCACTGCGATAGTCTCTGGAACTCCAAGATTCCTTAAGCTGGTTCAGGGAACCGTGGCTATGGCGAATGGTGATAACGGGGCTGATCCTAATAATTACGAGGAATTCGTTATCGGAGATCCTCAAGAAAAGACAGGCATTTACGCTCTCGACGACGATGGACTAAACCTCACGATAGGGCTAGTCCCAGGACTAGCGTCTCAAAACGTTCAGAATGCTTTAATCACATTAGCTGAAACCAGCCAGAACTTCATTGCTTGTGTATCTCCTCCATACCTGGCAGCAGATACGCCACAAGAAGCAATTGATTGGTCAAACGGTCTTTCTGATACTCGGACTGCTGCAATCAACTCCTCCTATGCAGCAATTTACTGGCCTTGGGTTAAGACCTTCGTCCCCACTTTAGGTGAGGACAAGTGGCTCGATCCTGCTATCTATGGCGCTCGTCAGATCGCCTACACGGCAGGTGTTTCCGAGCTATGGTTCGCCCCCGCTGGTTTTGTTCGGGGCCGCCTGACGAAGCCTACGCAGACTCAGACGATCCTTAACCAAGGTGATAGAGACTCCATGTATAGCGGTGGTAACGTAATTAACCCAATCGTTAACTTCCCACAACAAGGTATCACGATCTTCGGACAAAGAACTGCTCAAAGAGCACCCACTGCTCTTGACCGCATCAACGTCCGAATGCTGATGATTTACATCAGAAAGGTTCTTCTGCTCTCAACCCAAAGATTCGCATTCGAACCAAATGATGCAATCCTCTGGTCACAGATCCAAGAAACTGTTAACCCACTGCTTGATGATATCAAGCGTCGTCGAGGTATCACAGAGTTCAAGGTAATTTGTGATGAAACTGTAAACACTCCACTGCGAGTTGATCGCAACGAAGTTTGGTGTAAGATTCTTATCAAGCCAACGAAAGCTGCTGAGGCTGTAGTCTTCGAACTAAACATCACCTCACAGTCTGCTAAAATATCAGGATAATAACGGAGAATAAAAATGGCAGAATCATATTATAGAACAATTTATGGTAGAGAGTTTGTTCCGGGAGAAGGTCTCCCGGTAATCTCTACGGAGCTTGATTCAGTAAGAGCTTATCAATTTGAAGTCCACTTCTATGGACTGCCTTCAAACAGAACTCTAGAAGGTGTTGATCTTACCTTAGCTGCAAAGCAGGTAGGAGGCGCAGGCTTCTCCGTTGAAGATATAACAGTTGATAGACTAAACGATAAGGTCTTCTATCCTGTTAATGCTACACCTGACGATTTATCAATAACGTTTGACCATCTTTACCTCCGTGAGACGGCCCCAACGTTATGGGATTGGTTCAAGAGTGTTTACGACCCAACGACAGGAACCTTGGCACAGAACACTCGCCCAGGCGGAACTAACCAACCTCACTTCAAGGCAAACCGTCTTGAGGTTGTTTACCTAGATAACGCAAAGAACCCATTTGCAGTTCTAGAGTATTACGGTGTATATCCTAAATCATGGAAGCCTGCTGAAGTAAACTACAGCACTAACGACTTCCACACGATTGAAGTTACCTTCAAGTATGATTTCATGGACTTTAAAAATGTCCAGGCTACCTGAGATTAGGTAATAATCTTTCGCAAACCCGCCTATAAATACTATAGGCGGGTTTTTTCGTATCATGAACTACATATTAGAATTTTTAAAAGCTTTCGACGAGAAAAAAGGCTGCTGTGTATCCCCATTAAATGAGAATGAGGACCCTGCAATTCAACAGAGACGGGCAGAGCTTTTAGCAGCCGCTAACCAAGTAGTAAGCCAGGAAGACCCAAATGCTAGAGTAGTAACTTCGCCTTCACAGAGGAGATACAGATTCGCTCAGAAAAAAGACAAAAAAAGTAACCAAGTTGTAGGAATCTCTGTGAGCCCTTTAGATGGGGGAACTCCGTGGACCATTGATGCGACAACCGGGCAAGCTATTTCAGCACAGAACCAAGAAGCTCAAAATTTAGGAGCTTACTTCGGGGCACAGCAAGGAGAGCCGACGCAAGGAGAAGAAGCAGGTGTAGAACAAGCACAAGTAGCACCCACACCAGAGCAGGTTGAGCAGCAACAACTCATAGCTAGAGTGGAGAGAATTTCTGGTCTTATTACCAAAAGCTTAGAAAAGCTTACAGGTAATTATGGAAACCCAGAAGCTAGATGTAGGCTGAGATTATCAGCTAACATGAGTAAGCTAAAAAACGATTCAGAAAATGATAGAGAACTTCAAGCAGCTTATCGAGCAGCTAGAACAGGTAAATCATGTGAAGCAGTTAAGCTATTAAAACAGGCTAAGAGAGTAACTTATCTTAGCACTTGGGACGAAGTGCAGAGAGCTCTTTTTTATAACTATCAAAATACTTTACTAACACAACTTCGCAATATTAGGCAATTATCTTTGGATAGTATCGAAGTTGCATTTGGCGCTGAGTGTAAAGATGAAAAGAAAAGAAAGAAAAAGAAAGAGTGTATTACTCTTGGAGCAGCCACTGTTCCAAAAGAAGAATCAGATGCTGCTGCCAAAAACTTTGAGCGAGCTGCTGAATTAATGTCTGTTATTGGAGAAAGAGAGTTAACAGAAGCTGAGAAAATAGAGTTAGTAGGTTTGGTTGAATTTACAAATGACGGAAAAGTATTAATCAGAGGGGTTACTACGAGAATTGCTTTTAAAGATAGGAATAGACAATTTTACGATATTGCAATGGCTATGCAGCCGTCCCTGCTGGGTCGTAGAAAGTTTAAAGTCCATCAAATGGAGAACTATGGCTCTGGGGACGAGAATAACCTCAGAGGCACTATGAAGGAAAACTTACTATTACTCGCTGGATTAGTTCAGCAATATAATGGAGCAGAGGGAGATCCTGAAATGCAGGATGAGATTGTGACCTCTATTAAATCAGTATTTAGTGATCTAAAAGACGTTTGTCGATACTTAGGTATGGCTAATGAGGCTGTTCAATCTTTCGAAGAAGGTAAGTCTTCGGTGCCTGCTGAAAGCTTAGACGCTTTACAATCGCTTACAGACGGCGTTCAAAATTTAGATAACTGTTCAGATCTAACTCCTCAGCTATACTCTGAGTTAGCTGGGCT